GTCATTGATGCAAGCGACCGTCTTACCCGCGCGCCTATGGCAAACCATGGCAGACCAGCGTGTTGTGCGCTGGTGGAACGGCAGGAATGCCGCTCTAGGCGAGTAAGGGATTACAACGCGGGCTGGTTTTCCCACACGAATACGTGTCGAATTGGCCCGCCATCTTCATCACCAACGTGCTGAATGGCCTGCAATTTCGGGACTGACCTATCCAATAATCCGAGCGCCGCAGTAACTTGCGTGCTGGTCATTTCCACATCGCCATTCACGCACTGTTGCAGGCGATGAATGATGCTGCTCGCCTGGATTTTCTGGCGAACCATATCGGTGTGGCGCGGGTTGAGTCTTGCTGCCATTTCGGAGTTCCTGTCGGATTGTTCCGCAAAAAAGAAAACCGCCATGGCGGCGGTTAAAGTGGTGTCGGCCACTAAGGAGGAGGAGACAGATGTGAAAGTGCCGTAGACACCTTCCCGCGAGAATTACATCACGGCTTAGTCTGCAAGGTAACCGTGTGAAACCGTGTTACTTAGTTTCTTCAGCCTTCTGAAATCGACGACCGTACCAAACATCTACGAAGGCTCGCGGCCATGCGAGGCGACCATTCGGTAGTTCGATTGGCTGAAAGTTGTGGAAGTGACCAACCTTTGTACGGGCGTCGTGGATCGTGCGATGCTCCACGCCAATCGCGTCAGCAAAATCGGCGGTGCTCAGGTATTCGTCGGTCATTCAATGTTCCTTGCGTGCAGGCTAATCTTCAGTTGTTCCCGAGCGCGTTCGTAAACGTCCTGCAACGGCTCTCTGGCCCGATACACACTGGCGATGAGAACGTGGTGCACGGCGGTGCGCTCCAGGTGCGGCAGGCTGTCAATGGCCGCATCCACTGCCAGTGCCTGCGAGTTGTCCACGTTGTCCACCATGCTGTCGAAATCGCTTCCAGCCCGAAACCGGATGCCCGCAGCGGTGCTCGGATACCCTAGTTCGTGCCGGTGGTCTGGCCTGCGCATCCAGTCCCGCCACAAGTCGAGCAACCAGGACAGTCTGTCGTCGGTCATTTGCGAGCCTTCAGCAGCTGGGCGCGCAGCATCTCCAGATGCTTGTCCTGCTCGGCCACGCGCGCTTCCAGTTGATGGATGTGCGTGATGGCTTCCCGCATCGCTCGACGAACGGCTCTGTATTCCATTGGCAGCATCGGCAACAGACTGCGCATCTTTTCGACGATCAAGACAAGTCCACCAAGCGCAGGCGGCCGTCTGGATGCCAGCCGTGGACAACAATGCGCACGCCAGCCTCCCGCACCAGTGGCAGCAATGGGCTGTCGGTGATCTTGCGAACCCTGGCGGGCACGTTGCTTGCCGACGTTACCTGCACAGCCAAGACTTCCCCGCGACGTATGCACAGCAGATCGATGAAGTTCCACAGGTCAACCTTCCACACCTTCATCGCCCCAGGCTGGCCCACACGCTTTGTCTGCTCGACTAGCTCAACGTGGTAGCCCTCCGCCTGCAGATGGCGCGTACTGCGCTGCGTTGGGGTTAGTGCCATTCCGGCTCCGCAGGTTTGAACTCGGCGGCCTGCCCCACGTAACGGTACAAAACGCCGGCACCGTGCGGGTCTGTGATCGTTAGCTCGCAACTCACCGCGCCGATGTTTTCCGCATCAATCGCGCCTTGTGCCAGCAACTCCAGCACCTTCTGCAGATCAGCGCTTATGTTCAAACCGCCGTCCTTTACACATATCGCGCGTAAGACTTACCGACCAGACAGAGCCGCCGTTCAGACGCAGTGCTGACGGATGTGTACACACCCACACATACGGCGCGCGTTCGCTGAGAAACGCGGGCTTGTGCTGCTTGGCATGCACACACTGTTGGCATGGCGGCTTGTCGTCCCTTATGGCCAGTCGGCGAGCCACATCAGGCCGAGTAGAACGGCAGCCGCACACCCAGCACCGGCAAGGCTTACAAGCCAGTCACCAGCAAGCATCAGGAGGTGCGCTTCGCTCACAGCGCAAAGTCCTGCGGGCGGCTCTTATCAAACCATTTCGGCGAGATGCCTCGCCCGCTCCACGTCTTGCCGCTGGCAGGATCGCGGTACTTTGCGGCCACCTTCTTTGCCGCAGGCCGGCTTGCAGAGCCGCCAGGGAATACGTCTTGGATGCGCAGGCCATGCGCGGCCACCAGATCGCGCACCTTCGCAATCGCTACCGATGACAGAGCCTTACGCTCGGCGTCAATTGCGGCGTCAATCTCTGCGCGTTGCATCATCAGTTGTTCAATCATTTCTGCTCCATAGTTTTCCGCAGGGCCGCTGCGGTACGGTCTTGAATCGGTTGCACTACACGCCAGCAGGCGAGAACGTTGAGTGCAGGCAGGAGCGGCAAGTCATACGCCGCATAGTTTTTTGAACGCTAAAACACCGTCGAGCAAGGTTTTCTGTGTGCTTTTTGGCGAAAACCATTGACCGTTGAAACGGTAAGAGACCACCTCTGTCTTTGCGAAATCCACGTCCCCCGTTGATTCGTGGGTCGTTACGAAAACAACGGCACGCCGTTGCGGCGGCTTATCGCAAGCGTCTGCCAGTCGCTCAAGCGCAATTCTTTGCCCCGTCTTTAGCTTTGCGCCGCCGTACTTTGACTCGACGATCACAAACAGCCGGTTCCCAAAGTCCATGAATGCGTCAATGTCAGTGGGCGATATTTTTTCAAACGCAAGCCCGCTGAAATCGTTGATTTGCTGCTTATGCTCTCGGTTTCTGATGACGCCGCGCTCAGGCATACAAAACCTTCCCGAAGCTAGAAAACACGTCTGAGAATTCGCCGGTGTTTTTGCCCAAGTACAAAATTGCCTGCCCTTGCAATGGCGCGCCCGATGGGTTGCCATCCTTGTCGATGAATTTGATGCGCGTCTTCACCAAGCAGGCAGCGCTGGCGTGTTCAAGCAGCGATTGAAACCACCCCGTTTCGGTTCCGTTGTTCACCAAAACGCAGGCTTGCTTCACCTCCCCGGCCTGAAACTTCTCCACAAGCGCTGAGCAAAATTGAGTGATTAGCGGTTGCGCGTAAGGCGGGTTCATCCACACATTTCCGCTCCACGTTTTTGTCAGGCCATTTGCACGCTCGTCGTAAAACGTAGCGGCCTGCACGGTGGCGTTTGCAAGTTCGCAAGACGCCGGGTCGACATCAATGCTCCCCATCACGTCTTTCGCTGCCTGCACATACATCGGCGGCGTGTACCACTCGTTATTGCCGCTGTTGTTTGAAACGTGAGCTTTTACGGCTTCCCGCAAAATTGCGGATGCGTTCTCTGGATGGGCGGCTGCTTCGTTTACCGCTTGCTGTTGCTCTTCTTCTGGCAGCGCCAAAACTTGGCTGGCGAGATGAATTGACACATCGTCGGATCGCGCCAGTTCCTTGAGCTTGTCGTCGCCTTGCTGCGCAATGCGCTCCACCTTCCGGATGGTGTTGCTGGATACGCCAGCCATGTCGGCTAGGGTTTCGTCAGTGCGGATGCGCTCAATAGGCTCGTGAGAATTCTCGCTACCCTTTCCAAACCGCTCGCCGCTTTCAACCAGATTCGCCCGCGCCTTTGCTTCGATGAGCGGCTTGGCAACCAATGCCAGTTCGGCGCGGACGTAATCGCTGATATTTCTGCGCCCGAGCTGGTTGCGAACAATCCAAAGAGTTGCGTCGCTTTCAGTCTGGATTCCGTCAACCTGCACAACCCGGTAATCAATCCCGAGGCGAGTGCAGATTTCGTATCGGTTATGGCCGTCCAGCAAAACTTCGCCCCACAGCGCAAGCGGCTCACGGCATCCGTCTGCAAGCAGGTTTGCTTCCAGTTGCGCCCGCTCTTCTGCGGATAGCGGCGGTATCAGCGCCCGAAATGAGTTGTTGACTTGAATCAAGCATCACCCCCAAACGCCGGCTTGTTCAGCGCCTCGCGCGCAAACTGGATCGTGATTGGCGCAAGACTGCTGTCGCCATTTGCGTGGCGCTCCAAAATCTTGTGCGCCCAGGCACGCGGGTCTTTACGGTCGCTAACAGCAGCTTTCAGGGCGGCCGCTTTTTGCGCGCCGATCTCTATGTCAACCTGCCGGCGATTTGGCACAGGCAACGCAGGGCGGTGTGCAGCAGGCGGGATCTGCTCGCGCGCAAAAGCCACGAACTCCGGCAGCGTCGGCGGCCATGTCCACGCCTGCTCCGGCAACCGATGGACTGCAGCGGCCACAGCGTCTGCAGGCAGAGCTGCCAGCGCGCGGCCCCACACCTTTTTCACCATGTCTGCCTCTTGGCCGTCGAACATCGTGCCCAGGCGCTGGCGCCCGTAAACGGCGGCCATCACCTCGAAAATCCGCTCAACCCACGCGGCGGGCAGGTGCGGCTTCGATGTCGATGACGTTGTTGTCTGCTCGGTGATTTCCATGTGTCCGTCCTGTCAGCAAGTCCACAATCAGTTCGCGCTGCACTCGCGCAGGCTGGGCCGCCCGCACTTTCTTGAACCAGTTGGCAACAAACCTGGGCGCACTCGCAGGCGCTGCCGGCCTCTTTGCTGCGTTCAACTCCAGCCAGATCGACATCCGCGCAAACTCATCGTCTGCACTTGGGTAGAGCCGCCGGTAGCCAGCCCACACATCCGCAGGCATCGTGTATTCGCCCTGCTTGCATCGCACTGTGATCACCGAATCCGCCTGTTTGCGCAGTGTTTCGCCTAAAGCCCCCCCTACCCCCCACAGACAAAAGTGAGAGGTAGAAGAGGTATCGCCCCCTTTCGGGATCCAGACTTTCCGGCGCCTGGATACGCCCACCGGCCACCGTCTAGCGGTGACTACTGCTGTCGTGCAGGTAACGCTTGTCCTTTTCTTCCGCGCGGCGAGACAAGTGCGCCCTTAGTTAGCCCGGAGTGCTTAATCCTTTAGAGCGATTGCCTAATCATTTAGATGGGGAGTAACTTCGCTGCAGGAGACAGAAGGATGCCTACAGCCCCCCCCCCCCCCTACCAAAGAGCTAGGGACGCAGCGCCGGCAGACGTAGGCCGGCTTCAGGCTCATTTCGTGAGCCACCAGTGGTTCAGACTGCTGTACATGCATACAGTTATTCGGCCGGGTACAGATCGGGACGCAATTGCTGGCGCGGGACGCCTGTTGCGGCCTCGACGGCCAGCACGCGCATTGGCGGGCATAGGCTCCACCGCGCAACCGCAGGGCGGCTGACGCCAACCAGTTTTGCCAGCGCGGTATATCCGCCTGCGCTTTTGATGGCGCGCTGAAGCGCCAGTTCTGGGCTTGATTCGTGCATGACTGTGCTCATGCCCGTATCGTAACTCAGTGTTACCTGTATGAGCAAGCGCAAGTTACGCGCGCGGGTAACAAGGGGAATACGATTTGCGGATGAGCGATTTCGGCGTGCGGTTCAAGCAAGTTCGCAAGACATCCGGCCATTCCCAGGAGGATGTCGCTGCCTTGATGGGCGTATCGAGGGTCGCTGTGTCTCACTACGAATCAGGCCGCAACTTCCCGGCCACAGAGCAACTGATTGCGTTCTGCCGCGAAACAGGCACGTCTTTAGACTGGCTTTTGCTGGGCCGGCAACCAGAAGGCGTTTATGAGCGCCGCATCCATGA